ATCATTGAAGGATTTGTCCTAAGTGATGACAATGCTGCTTGGGATGGGTCTACTACTGATAATAAAAACAGGGCATTATTTACCGCAGCCCAAAGAATAGATAGAGAAAAGTTTTTGGGTAGTCGAGTCAGTGATACACAGGTTCTTGAATGGCCTAGATCAGGAGTAAGGAAACCTGACACATATACGAATCTTTATGGTTTGAGTTTTCCTAATAGATTAGTTGCTGATTATTATACTGATACTGAGATTCCAGAAAGAGTTAAAAAGGCTCAAGTGGTTTTGGCAGTTTATTTGAATAATAATAGAAATGGATTAGAGCTTAGTGGGTTGGAAGATTTTGCGGCTGTAAGTGTTGGAGGTATAAACGTAACCCCTAGATTCTTTGGGGC